GTCAGAGAATATTAGCTATATGAAGCAGTTAGCAAGGAAGGACGCTTTAACAGATAGACAATTGAACCTAACAACTACTCAGCGTTTGATCTATCTACGGATGGTGATTGATCTTCAAGAGCCTGCAACATACGCAGCGCAATTGCCTGACGATCAGCGGGCAACCTCGAAACCAGCTCGGCAATAGCTGTGGCGTGATCCAGGCCGGAGGCAGAGCGGGCACCTGTCCCGTTAGCTAGCCATTCAGCCCTAACTCCAAGTATGGCGGCGAAGTTGACAACATCACCCGATGTTTTGTTTGCGCCTGTCTCAAGCGCCGTAATGGTCTGCTGGCTCACTTTGGCAGCTTTGGCTAGCTGAACCTGCGTGAGTCCTGCTTGAATCCTGGCAGATCGAAGCCTGCCGCCTATGCCTTCTTTTTCCATGCCGCGAACGGTAGCGCGCGGACCTTTGGGGAACAAACCATATATATGGTTGCTCCTTGTTGTGTTCTCAACCATGATTATGGTATCGTCCTTGCTATGAGTAAATCTAAGAATCCAGTAGAGGCCATCAGGTCGCGCGTTAAGCCGATTGCGGCGCGTCGTCAGCTAAAGAGGCTGTCCGAGGCGTCGGGTGTTAGCTATGCGTGGGTGCAATCGTGCGCTAACGGCGGCTTCCCAAATGCAGGGGCGCTAACACTTCAGAAGGTCGAGCTGGCGCTACCAGAAATCGAGCGGGAAACAGCCTAGAACCATGGACGACGCAAGAGCACGCAAGAACGCATCGACTTTGTTGCAACAGCTTGCAAGCAAAGGGCAGGCGCGTGTGGCTGAGGCTCTGGAGGTCAACGAATCCACGGTAAGCCGCAAGGCTGCTGATGCCGATTCGCTGGGCCGGTTCCTTGCCGCATGTGGCCTGAAGGTGGTTCCGGTCGAAATGCAGTGCTATCCGCCTAGCTACATCGAGTCACTGCGCGTCATGGCTGAGGTGGGCATCAAAGCGCCACCGCCTGGCGATCTGGAATGGGAGCAGGGATATTGAAACACACACGAACAACCCCGACCGAGGCAGTCATAGCCGGTAGCGCGATAGCTGCGCTGGTGGCACTGGCGCTCGTGTCGCTGATTTAACCAGTTTTGCAGAGATGGCCGAGCGGTTAAGCGCCTGTGCACGGGTATACGTCGGTTCGATTCCGGCTCTCTGCTCCAGTTTTGCAGGCATCGCCAAGAGCCACACACAAGCGGTAGAGGGTTTCTCTTGCCGCCTATCTACCGGGCTCGCCCTTCGTATGGCGGTGTCTGCAAATTCAACAAGGAAGACCAATGACAACTCCAGCAGACATTGCACTAGGCGTTCTGGCGCTGGTGCTCCTATTCGGCACCTGCCTATGGCTGGCGTCGATCTACTACGGCAAGAGGGCAAACCGCAATGGCGAACCCTAGCGCCTGGCACGTAGTACACGGCAGCGAGACAGTAGCCCGCGACAAGCTTGTGAGCGCCTTCACGCTGGTACAGGAACGCTGGCGGGATCATCACCCAGGATCAGGGCCAATCACCGCAGAGCGCCTTACAGACTGGTTTCTAGCCGCATTGGTTGAGGTGGAGCAGAGACGATGAGCAGGCCCGTTAGGTTTGTAGCGTAGCTGACGGGCCTGTTGCTTGGGTCGTTGGCTCTCTGGCTTCTCTTGGAAGGATGGCTCTACTTGGCCGCTTGGGTTGGTGCGTCCACTTACGTGTTTTTCTGCTGGACGCTCATATTTGTAGGTTTGACGTTGATGGCTTGGACCCTGAGTGAGTGACTGAAACCCCACCACGACAAATAGCCGCAGAGCTAGTCAAATCGAAGGCACAACTCATGGCCGCAGAGTGGCAAGACCACGGGCCCCAGCATAGCAAGTGGACCGTACTGGTCTACATCGCTCAGGCGCTTTACGCGAAGGCTGGATTGATAGGGAGGAAGCCGTGACCCGGCAACAGCAGTTAGATCGACTTGAGGTACTGACAAAACACCGCGCACAGATGACCGATGAAGGTCATGCGTCGAGGTTGGCGCAGGCAGAAATCGAGCGGTTGAGATACGTACTCAAAATCCCGACAAAACAAAGCCCCAATTAAGGGGCTTCATTCGTGGAACGGTTGCCGCCGTTCCGATAGCACTGAGGTAATTAGACACGATGGATAGCACTGTTGGCAAGCCTGTTTACAACAGGTGTACAAGATTTGACCAGGGAGCGCGCTTATGAGCAATACCGCGGTTCGCTGGGTTAGGACAGAAGTAGTCACCGAGAGGCCCACACAGAGGCACGTTTTACTCATCCTGGCTGACTCAAAAAACGATGCAACTGGCCAATGCAATCCGTCAATCGAAACGATCATGGGCAGTACCGGGTTATCAAAATCAGCGGTGATACGAGCGCTCAAATGGCTCGAACTGAACGGGTTTATCAAGGTCACCAGACGCCACCGTAACGGCAACTCTTACCTACTTGGCCTGGACTTTAATGGTGTCACACAGCCACCTAAAGAGGATGAGCTTAAGGTGTCACACAGCCACCTCAGAGGTGTCACACAGCCACCCAATGGTGTCACAGAGACACCCTACAGGTGTCACACAGCCACCCCAACCAGAAAGAACCAGAAAAGAACCGGAATAGAACAGCGCCGCGAGCCACTGGAAATCGACATCGAGGACAAGGCGACTCCGGAAGAATTCCAGGCGGCTTGGAACGAGGCGTTCAAGGATTATCCGAACATTCCAAAAATCCAGAGCATGACCTTGGTTCGCCGAACTCTGCTGCGCGGCAGATACCACGAGTATCCAGACAAGCGATTCACGGATGACCATTGGCCGGAGATTTTCGAGTGGTGCAAGGCATCGGATTTTCTGATGGGTCTTGAGCCGCCGACTCCCAGGTATCCGGAACCGTTTGAGTTGAACGTTGATCTGTTTCTGAGCCCGGAATTCTTCACCAAGCTCCTCGACAAGCGTTACCACAGGAAGCGCGGCTATGGATAACTGGTCGCAACTCGCAGAACAATCAACCCTCGGTGCCTGCCTGATCGGCAAAGACGAAACCAGCGCACTCGCATTTGAGATTTGCCAGCCAGGGGACTTCGGACACCAAACACACAGGATGATCGCGCAGGCCATCGTGGACCAGATGCAGCAGGGCGGAGTGGATGCGGTCACCGTAGCTCACCGGGTCAAGGCTCAGCCCAACGCGCCAACGGATCTATTCCCGTTCATCGCTAACCTTGCTGAAAAAACCCCTACCACAGCCAACGTAGCGCGCTACGCCGAGCAAGTACGAAACGATCGGATCAAGCGCGAACTGGTCGCCGTTGGGCAAACCATCAGCGCAGACGCCAGTCGTTCAAAAGACATCGCGGAGACCGTGCAGGCTGCGCGAGCTGCGGTGCTCCAGGCCACAACCGAAGGCGGGAACGAGGGCTTGAAACCGCTTCCAGTCGCGCAGGTGCTGGACCTGATCGAGCGCCGCGGCAAGGGTGAATCGCCCGGTATCAAGACTGGTTTTAAAGACCTTGACGCTAGATTGATCGGATTAGCCCCTGGGACGGTCACAGTGCTCGCTGCGCGCCCTAGCATGGGCAAGAGTGCGGTTGCTACCAACGTCGCTTACAACGCAGCACAGAGCGGTACAAGCGTTGCGTTCTTCAGCCTAGAAATGAGCGATGTTGAGAACACCAGCCGGTTTCTGTCACGCGGTGCACAGATTCCACTGCGCGACATCATCACCGGCCAGGTACGCAACCACCAGAAGCTATCTGATGCAGCGGTCAGGTTGACTGAACTGCCAATCACGATAGACGAACAGCCGGCACTGACTGTTGAGCAGATCCACGCGCGGCTACTGGCGCAGAGTTACAAAGCGCCGATAGGCCTAATCATCATCGACTATCTGCAACTGATGAGCGCCACCAAGGGCCGCGATATCCGCGAGCAGGTGACCCACAACAGCCAGGCCATTAAGCGCATGGCGAAGACCCTACAAGCACCTGTGGTCCTGCTGTCGCAGCTAAACCGATCAGTCGAGCAACGAGGCAAAGACGCGCGCCCGATCATGTCTGACCTTCGGGAGTCTGGCGCGATCGAGCAGGACGCCGACAACATCATATTTCTGCATCGCCAGTTCGTGAACGACCAAGACACACCCCACCGGGATCTAGTCGAGGTAATCACAGCCAAGTGCAGGAACGGCGAACCGGGCACGGATTATCTGCGCGAGGAGCTGCACATGATGAGCCTGTATGACTGGACAGGGCCGAAGCCTACGTTCCAGAAGATTAGTAACGGCGTGGGTTTTCCGGAGTGAAAGACGACCCACTAAACCGCCTGCACGTAAAGAGTGGCGAAGAC